AGTAATGTTGGTGTTGCAGTACAACAAGCGACCGAACAAGTTTCTATCTTGTCTAGAGGTGGTGGTGAAGAAACACCAACTATTGTCGGCGCTGGTGTGGATTTAATCAAATCCACTGCTTCGTTACTCAATTCCTTTAACAATCCACTCAAAGGCATCTTAAAATGACATTAAATAGAACTGAAACTGGAGAAGTCGGTGTTCGCATAACCGTATTTCGTAATGGTCAAGTCGTTACTAACCCTGAAGGTGCTTCTGATTTGTATGAATTTGTCAGAGGTATTGAAATTTTTGAGGGGATAAATTCTGCTACGCTTGAAGGAAGAATTATATTCCAAGATAATGCTGGATTAATTGGTTCATTTACTGGGTCTGAATTATTTAAAATTCAAATCACTGGTAGTGTTTATGATAAGACTTATTTTTTACGAGCATATAACATTGAGTCTCGTTCAAGAACAAATCAAAACAGTGAAGTGTATTTAATTAATCTGGCATCGGATGAATATATTAAGAATGAGGTAGCAAATGTATTTGGTAATACAGAAGTTATCTTTAATAAAAAAATCGATGCAGAAAATATCATCAAACGCTTAGTTCAAAATCAAAGATTCTTAGGTTCTAAGAAAAGAGTTTTTGTTGAAAGAACTCTCAATACACACAAATTTATTGCTCCTAATTGGAGACCATTTGATTGTATCTATTGGATGTGTAATCGTTCAATTAGAGAAAAATCTCCTGGCAAAAATTTGCAAAGTGGTTATGTGTTCTTTGAAAACAGTTTAGGGTATCACTATAAATCTATTGATAAACTTATTGAAAGTGCAAATAGTCAAAGTCTTGATGGTAAAACAAATCCGTCAACTGGTGAAGCAAGGTTGTACAATTATGTTTACTCTCCT